GAAAATGCGAATCTGATCTATCCAGGTCAGTCTATTCGCGTCAAATAAGGAGGAAATATGGTCGATACATTACAAGCATACATGGTGGCAGCAATTGCCATCGAGGGTCTGGTCTCCTGGAGCCAGACGGTCTTTGTGGATAAGAAGTTCCAGTGGCAGATTCTTGTCTCTCTCGGACTGAGCTTCTTACTGGTCCTTGATCTGCAGTTGAATCTGTTCACGATCTTGTCCATCAATGAGAACTTCCCATGGGTGGGCATCTGCTTAACGGCAGTCGCCATTAGCCGTGGTACCAATTACTTCTATGAGCTTTACAGCCGGCTGATCAATTGGAAAGAGAATAAGTCAGAATGAGCTGGTTTAATCCTTTCTTTACTGCCATCTTGTCTGGTCTTGCCGGTTGGCTGATTGCAGACCTCAGGGCAGTATCAAGAAAGTACAGAGAAACACAGCAGAAAAGCACTTCAGAAGCGGATGCCATTCGAGATGGTGTCCGCTGTCTGCTTCATAGTAAACTGTTCGATTTTTATGCGGAGTACAAGGATGCACCATCATTACCTACACAGACCTGGAAAGAAATCGATCGGGTATATGAAGCCTATCATGCTTTAGATGGCAACGGAACCGGATCACGTATCTATGAGGCACTCAAAACGAAACCACTGGAACCAGAAGACAAATGAGGCAACTGAGTCATTCGTGACTTAGCTGCCCCTTTTTTTATGCAAAATTTTGCTTTCAAGTGGCTTCTAAGTAGGAACTCATGAAGTTCTCTACAAATAAGTAAAAGAAATTTCAACATTTCATGCAAAAGTTACCTTCCAACTGGCTTATATGTAGGAACCCATAAACAGTTCCTCCGAAGTGGTCGGTCATCCCCTTAGCAAAAGGAGCCAAATCATGGCAAAAGAAAAAGATCCAAGAGCATCAAACACGCAGTCAGAAAATCAGAAGAAACTGGTTGCAGTGGTCACAAATCTTAGAATGACAGCACACGGTATCAAGGAACTGTATGACGGCATTATGGGAGTCGTTGAAGTTCTAGAAACATGCATAAGTCCCGTTGAGACAAAGGCAGATCAGGTAACGGAAAAACCAATCAAACAGAATGAAAAAGCAAAGCCTGTCAGTTTGGAAGAAGTCAGATCTGCAGCAATTCAGCTCAGCAACAATGGAGGCCGGGATGAGATTCCAGAGTTATTGAAAAAGTATGGTGCAACGAAGTTATCAGGAGTAAAGCTGGAAGATCTTCCTAGCTTACTAACGGATATTGAGGAACGCAACCATGAGTCCTAATTCACACGCCATCCTGTCCCCTTCCAAGTCAGAAAGGTGGTTGAATTGTCCACCATCTGCTCAGTTAGAGACACAGTTTGGTGATCAGGAGACCGAAGCTGCAAAGCAAGGTACAGCAGCTCATGCACTGGCGGAACATAAGGTGTTGAAGGCACTGAAGCGACAGACTGTGCGTCCTGTCTCTCCTTATGACGATGATGAGATGGAAGCCTGTACTGATGCCTACCGTGATTTCATTATGGAAGAGATTGCAACACTTGAAAGTGAAGGCATCACCCCATCCATCTTCACTGAGGTGCCACTTGATCTTACTCATTACATTCCAGATGGTACTGGACAAAGTGACTGTGTAATTGTTTCTGACAAATGCCTCCACATCATTGATTTGAAATATGGTCAGGGAGTTCTCGTTGACGCCGAAAATAACACACAACTCATGATTTATGCCTTAGGTTCAGTTCTACGATTTATCAACATTTATGACTTTAGCACCGTCAAAATGACAATCTTTCAGCCAAGGAGAGACAACTACTCATCCTGGACAATTCCATTAGATGAACTGTTGGATTGGTCTGAATCAGTATTAAAACCAATCGCAAAGATTGCATTTGTAGGTCAAGGAAGCTTTCAGGCTGGACCCTGGTGCATGTTCTGCAAAGCAGCTGATCGATGCAGATGCAGAGCAGAAGCTCAGTTAGCTTTGGCACAGTATGAATTCCGTGAGCCACCACTTCTCAATGACAACGAAATCGTAGATGTCTTAGGGCGTGTGGATAGTTTGGTCAAATGGGCAAATGATGTCAAAGAGTATGCGTTGGATTCCGCTGTCAATCATGGCAAAACATGGCCAGGCTACAAGCTAGTCGAGAGCAGATCAATGCGTCATTACACGGACGAAGAAGAAGTAGAAAAAGCAGCTAATGCTGCGGGTTACAAGGATATCTATCGGAAGACCCTGCTGACAGTTACAGAAATGGAAAAGTTAATGTCAAAAAAGATCTTCAATCAAGTACTTGGGAATCTGGTATACAAGCCTCCAGGAAAACCAGCTTTAGTACCTGAAAGTGACAAACGTACAGCTATGGATGCGAAAACCACAGCAAAGGAAGAGTTCACAAAATGTGAACCAGAGGAAAGATAAATTATGAATAAGAATGAAACAAAAGTCGTCACAGGTATAGTACGCCTGTCCTATGCAAATGTATGGGAGCCAAGATCTATCAACGGTAGCAATCCAAAGTATTCTGTATCCATCATTATCCCAAAGACTGACAAGGAAACTATCGCAAAAGTAACTAAGGCAATCGATGCTGCCCTTCAGGAAGGCATCGGAAAATTTGGTGGAAAGATTCCGCCAAAGGCATCACTGAAGCTCCCACTCCGTGATGGCGATGAAGAACGTGAAGATGAAGCTTACAAGAACAGCTATTTCATCAATGCAAACTCTATTACAGCACCTGAAGTCGTAGACGCACATGTACAGCCTATCCTGGAACGAAGTGAAATTTACTCTGGCGTCTATGCAAGAGTATCCATCAGCTTCTATGCCTTCAATTCCAATGGCAACAAGGGTATTGCTGCAGGCCTGGGCAACATCCAGAAGATCAAAGACGGAGAACACCTTGGTGGCCATGCATCGGCAAATGAAGACTTCGACACTGTTGATGATAGTCCTGCTAATGACGGATCGGATTCCGATTCGTTCCTGGACTAAGGAGGCGCACATATGTTCGATATTATTGCTTATTGTTTTCTCACTTATCTTTTAGCACTCGGATCAGTATTCGGCACGGCCTGTCTTTTCAAAACCATTTCTGATTGGAAAGAAGAGAAAAGACTCCGCAAAGAGAACCGTAGAGTGTTCTGATCAATTAGGGGTGGCAACTCCACCCCTTCTAATTTTCCGGAGGTGCTATGAATCTATCCATTGATATCGAGACCTACTCCGATGTAGATCTGAAAAAATGTGGTGTCTATCGTTATGTAGAATCTCCTGCCTTTGAAATCTTATTATTCGGATATTCCATTGACGGAAACCCTGTGCAAGTCATTGATCTAGCATCAGGTGAAAAGCTACCAGCATATCTGATTTTGGCAATTCAGAGTAATGCTGTTATTAAATGGGCCCACAATGCTAACTTCGAGCGTATTTGTCTATCTACATATCTCAAAGCGCACTACTTAGATCCATCTTCTTGGCGGTGCTCTATGGTATGGGCTGCTTATATGTCACTTCCCCTTTCCTTGGACAAGGCTGGTGAAGTACTCAATGTCACAGAAAAGAAAATGCACGAAGGGAAAGACCTTATCAAATATTTCTGCGTTCCATGCAAGTCAACGAAAGTCAATTCTGGAAGAACACGGAACCTACCTAGTGATGATCCAGATGCTTGGAATGTATTCAAATCCTATAACAAACGAGATGTTGAAACAGAAATGGAAATCATGACGAAGCTATCAAAATTTCCTGTTCCTGAGTTTGTCTGGCATGAATATCACATTGATCAGCTGATCAACGACCGTGGCATTTTGATAGATCTCGACCTTGCAAAAAGTGCAATTGAACTGGATAAAACATCACATGAGCAGCTCATGAGTACAGTTCAAAATCTAACACATTTAAACAACCCGAACTCTGTACAGCAGATGAAGGAATGGTTCAGAGTAAATGGATTACAAGTCGATGATCTTGGAAAGAAGAATGTAGCACAATTAATTTCAACAACTGATGGAGACATAAAACGAGTTCTTGAGATCCGTCAGCAACTAGCCAAATCGTCCATAAAGAAATATCAGGTGATGCTAGATACTGCATGCGCAGATGGTCGAGCGCGTGGAATGTTCCAATTCTATGGAGCTACTCACACTGGACGTTTCTCTGGTAAGAAGCTGCAATTACAAAATCTACCACAAAACCATATTCCTGATCTGGATGCAGCACGACAGTTTGTAAAAACATCTGACTACAGCATGATTGACCTCTTATACGAATCGGTGCCAGATACCCTCTCCCAGCTCATCCGTACTTCCTTTATTCCCTGTACTGGAAGTAAGTTCATCGTCTCTGACTTCTCTGCCATTGAAGCTCGTGTCTTATCCTGGCTTGCCAATGAAACATGGCGAATGGATGTATTTGCCAATGACGGCGATATCTATTGCGAGACCGCAGGTCGAATGTTTCACTGCAAAGTTGTCAAACATGGAGAAAATGGTGAGTTGCGACAAAAAGGAAAACAGGCAGAGCTTGCCTGTGGTTACGGTGGTGCCGTTGGAGCATTGAAAGCCATGGGTGCCTTAGATCTAGGCATGAAGGAGGGAGAGCTTCAGCCACTGGTTGATTCCTGGCGGAAAGCCAATCCAAAAATAGTACAGTTCTGGTGGAACGTAGATCGAGCAATTCGTGAAGCAGTCGGAAATGAGATCACCACAAAAGTTGGATGCTTAAAATTTATCGGCAAAAGAAAACTCCTACTGATTGAACTTCCATCTGGCCGGCACCTTGTCTATGCAATGCCACTCCTTGGAGACAATATCAGCTACCTAGGTGTGACCACAGGAAAGAAATGGGACCGCATTGATAGCTACGGTCCGAAGTTTGTCGAGAACATTACCCAGGCTATTAGCCGTGACATATTATGCTTCGCAATGAAGAACTTGGAAGACAGATCAATTGTTGCTCATGTGCATGATGAATTGATCATTGAATGTCCAAAAGAATTACCTGTTGAAGAGATCACATTAATTATGTCCCAGACACCATCCTGGGCCCCTGGATTGATTCTGAAGGCTGATGGATATGAATGCCCGTATTACCAAAAAGATTAGAAAGGAATAGTCATGAACATCAAACAAAAAGAAAATGTAACCAAAATGCGGACAGCGGGGATGACATACAAAGAAATTGCTGATGCTTCATCCCTTTCAGTTAACACTGTGAAATCATATTGTCTCCGAAATGATCTACACCCTTCAAAATCTCGTGATAGACAATCCATGATTGAACCTTTAACTTATTGCAAACAATGTGGTACAGAACTCAACCAAATCAAAGGCGGTAGAGCAAAACAATTCTGCAGTAGTACCTGCAGATCAATTTGGTGGAAAAATCACCAGGATCAAATCAATAGGAAAGCATATTACAAATGCCAATGTGCTTGTTGTGGAAAGACCTTTATTTCTTATGGAAACAGTCATCGAAAATACTGCTGCCATGAATGCTATATTCAAGATCACTTTCATTCTGAAATTGTATTGATAAGTGAGAAAAATTGTCTTGCTATAGGTCTTTCTCAGAGCGTTAATACTGATGGAAAAGGAGAGGGATAACGTGAAACAGATATTCCAGATTGACCAAACACTGATCAAGCCAAAAGAAAGAATAAATGTATGTGCTTACGCACGAGTTTCACTCGATAGCGAGCGCCTTGAACATTCTTTGGAAGCTCAGATTTCATATTATACAAAGTTGATCAATGACAATCCAAATTGGCATAATTCTGGAATATTTTATGATAATGGCATCTCCGGTACATCTTCGAATCGACCAGGACTCATTCAACTATTAGAAACCTGTGAAAATGGAAACATTAGCATTGTGCTGACGAAATCAATTTCAAGATTTGCTAGGAATACCCTTGACCTTTTAGAAATCATACGGCATTTAAAAGAACTTAATGTTGATGTTTGGTTTGAAAAAGAAAACATTCACACAAAAAGTGAGAGTGGAGAATTGATGCTTACTCTTCTTGCTTCCTATGCTCAAGATGAATCACACAATATATCTGAAAATGTAAAGTGGGGCTTTCGGAAGCGTGCTGAATCTGGCAAGCCTCGCGGATTTGCCATTTATGGATACAAGTGGGATGGGGAAAAATTCTCTATCAATTCGGAGGAAGCCAAAGTCATTCAATTGATGGTAAAAGAATATCTTGCAGGAAAATGTTTTGCTGATATTTCCCGAGAGTTGGCTGACGCAGGAATTGCTTCAAGAAAAGGTATTATATTCAGTTCTTCCTCTATTTCAAATATAATCCATAATCCATTTTATTCTGGTGATTATTTATTCCAAATCGAACAGTAAACAATTTTGTGGATAAATTCAGTGCTTGATATAATGGTATAGCCAAATATAGAAACACTTAAGCAGCTATCTAGCTCTATGTTTGGCGACATCTCCGTTAGATGGC